TGGGCAAGAATGCAGTTAGAAGAATAGGTGAATTAAAATATATTTAAGCGAAAATTTTAGTGAATAAAAATGGGTGCTGGTACATTACAAAAAGGTGCTTTAGGCCAACAGTTAGCAGCTTCTGGTAAAGCTAGAAGAGCTGAAGCAATAAGTAGAAAAGGTGCAGGTCTTGGAGGAGGGAAAGGTAGAGCTAGAGCTGTCATAGAAGATCGTATGGATCAAAATGATAGAGAAGGAAAGCAGAAGCAAGGAAAAGGAGGAAGACCAGGTAGACCTATTGATGGTAGACCTCCAGTAATGAAGCCTATTGAAGAAGGAGGAAGACCTTTCCCACCTAAAGAAGGTAGACCTTTTGAACCACCAAAGGGAGATAGACCACCTAGAACTGTTCCACCTAGAGATGACATAGTTAGACCACTTCCTTACTTTCCACCTAAAGGAGATAGACCAATTAGAGGAGATGATCAGTTTGGACCAGGTAGACCAGGTGGAGATGTAGGACTTTTCCCTATTCCAGGAAGACCAGATAAACCTATTGGAGGTAGAAAAAAAGATACATGGCATCAAAGAAAAACAGAGGAATGGAATCAGAGAAAAAAAGAAAGAGGAATTCCTAAAGACGTAAAGAGAGGTGGTACAGAATTTGGACCAGGTAAAGGTGATCGTATTCCTAGAGGAGCTGATAAAGGTAGACCAATTGGAAATGATCAACTTCCAAAAGGTTTTAAAGGAGGAGGATTCCTTCAAGATTTCTTAGCAAGAATATCTCAACTAAAAGGAGGAGGAATTAGATAATGGCTAAAGGTAAAATGCCTCCACAGTTAGTTGAATATTTTAAAAATAAAAATGCTAAGAAAGAAGATGGTACAGAGATGTCAGATAAAGAAAAACGTAAAGCTGCTTTAGAGAAAGCTAAAAAGTATAAAGAGCAAAAAAAAACAAAGTAAATAAAACTTCAGGAAATTGCAATACTTGCCAACATCCTGAAATTCAGAAACATCCTGCAGAGATTGATGATGCAGGTCGTCATGTTTAAAAATAATTTATTAGTTATTATTAAAGTAATACTTTGATTATTTCTTGTGCCTTCATATACCCATCTTGCATATAGACGTAATGCGAAGGCTGCTGCACGTAATCAACAAATAAAGAAACCTAAAAATTTAGCAGACTTAAAACGAGCAAGAGATGACTTTGGCTATTTTTGTGATTATGTAGCAGATAAACCTCCTGCTCTTCATCATCAAGAATGGAATCGAAAGTTTGTTACCAATGAAGATAGTAGCTGTTTAATAAAAATTGCTGGACCAAATATAGATCTATTAGCCCCCCGTGGTTCTGCTAAATCAACTGTTCTTGGTTTATTAACTGCATGGGCTATTGGTGTTCATACACAAGCTGGTCTTCCGTTACAAGTTCTTTATCTCTCTTATACAGTTGATATTGCACGATCTAAATCAGCAACAATTAAACGTATTATTGAAAGCAAAAGATACCAAGAAGTCTTTCCTAAAGTTCGTCTACTTAAGAACGTAACGAGTAATGAATACTGGTCGATTGATCATAAGTTTGCAGGTATAGATACCACTGGTGAAGAACAATTTACTCTTTGTGCTGCTGGATTAAAAGGTTCTGTTACATCTAAGCGTTCTCATCTTGTCATGATAGATGACGCTATTAAATCAGCTGCTGATATTGCCAATCCTGATATTCGTAAAACGATGCAGGAAAATTGGAATGCAGTTATTGCTCCTACTATGTTTGAAGGGGGTCGGGCTATTTGTCTTGGTACTCGGTTTAGGCATGACGATATTCATTCCACTACCTTTAACGAACAAAACAATTGGATACAAATTGTCCTCTCTGCCATACAAAATAATCCTAAAACAGGTGACGAAGAATCATATTGGCCTGAAATGTGGTCCTTGGAATACTTAAAAGAAAAAAAACGGCAATCTCCGATTGCCTTCTCCTTTCAATATATGAATCAAGTCGTTCGACAGAATGAATTATCGCTTGCACCTGAACTCATTGTTAAAGCAGAAATATCAACCGAATTTGATACGTTAGGAGTGGGGGTAGACCTGTCAGCAGGAATAAGAGAAAAGAATGACTATACGGTAATGGTACTGGGAGGGAGGATTGAGGATCGAGTGCATATCATTGATTACAGACGCATACGAGTCATGGGTAATCTAGAAAAACTTGATGCATTAAAAGAACTGTTAAATGATTGGTCGATCATACAAGTAGATCAAGGTGGTCTTTATTATCCAACACATTCAACATGTGATATATGGTCTGAAGCTGTTCAGTATCAAGCATCATTAGAAGCAGATTTTAAACGTATTTGCTTACAAAATGAAAGTTTATATAACCTAATTTGGCATCCTGTTAAAGGTTTTAGAGGAGATAAGTTAGCTAGATTCCGTGGAATTATGGGTATGTTTGAAGATAGAAAAATTATATTTAACCGTTATAGGAACTTTACAAATATGTTTGAAGAATTAACTAACTTCGGTGTTAGTGGTCATGATGATTGTGTCGATGCATTAGTTTGGTTAGTTACTGGATTAATGAAAAAAGGTCATCTGCAATTAGACTTTTGATTTAGAATAAAGAAAAAGGATAGAACAGTGGGACCAGACTTTCTGACACTTGCATTAACAGCCGTTATTTCTTCTATAACAGGAGGTGGTTGGATTGCTAGTAAAGTTTTAGAACGTCATAAAGAACGCTTAAAAGATTCTATTCAGAATGTAGAAAATCAACGAATGCGTATTAATGCATTGGAGGAACATGTGAACAGAATGCCTTTGGAATATGTTTTAAAAGTAGATTTTGTTCGGGAACTACAAGATATGAATGATCACTTTAGAGCAATTCATAATAAGCTTGATAAGCTAATGGAAAAGCTTATAGAAAAATGACTTACATACTGGAGTTAGAAGATAATGTATTTGGTGACTTATGTATTAGTTTTCCTCCAGAAATAACAGATGAATTGGAATGGCAAAGAGGAGATCATTTGGAATGGGATATTAAAGGTATTGGTATCGTATTGACAAAGTTAAATGATCCAAAAGGATACAAAGTACAAGAAGAGTAAAATAGATTTATATATTGGGTAGTAGCAATGTTTTACGGTGGAGAACTAAATGTCCCAGGTGCTCCAGGGAATAATGTTAGAACAATGGAATATAGATACGGTAGAGATGATGGTGGAACAGCAGTTCCTGTTGGCGTAGGTTATACACCACAACCTAGTAATTTTGTAGGTTTACCAGGGGCAGTAGGTAATCTAGGAGCTATTGCTCATGGAAGTCATACTCCTGATTTTACACATGATGGAATACCTAGATACGTTACTCCAGGTACACATAATCCAAAACAACATAATCCACCAGTAGATCCAGCTGGGAATCCTATTGAATCACTTAGACCAAAAGATAGTGATATTCCTTTGCCAGGTTATGGAGGTAATCAATCAAGTAATTTACCAACAGCTATACCTCAAAGTTCAACTGCTTTTCCAGTAGGAAATGTAGGTTATCAAATAGCTCAAGCACAAACAGGAATAGGTCAACCTAAGCAAGGAGAAGTAAAAAGTAATCTTTTAAATCCTATAGATTGGTTTAGTGGAAGAAATCAAGAAACAGCAGGTGAAGTAAAAGAAGGAACATATAAAGGAGGTAAAGGAGGTTCTATAGACAGCATGCTTAGAAGAACAAGTGATTTAAATAAATTAATGAACGAAATGTAATTCTATGAAATTAAAAAAATTGGTTAAACAAGCAGTTAAAAAACCAAATTTATTTAGTGAACAAGAATTAAAATTTTTTAAAAATTGGCTTTATAAAAATAAAAAACATAAAACCAAGAAATAAAAATGGCACAAGACGATTCAAAGTATACAAAGCCTGGGTTACGTGAAAGTATAAAGAAGCGTGTCATGGCTGGTTCTAAAGGTGGAAAACCTGGTCAGTGGTCTGCACGTAAAGCACAATTAGTAGCTTTAAAATATAAAGAAGCTGGTGGAGGCTA